GATTGTGTATTAAACGTTGAATAAACTGACTGCCAATTTGCACTATTTGTATTTGTTGTTGTATAATTTGATTGCCAGAATGCACTTGCTGGTGAAAATTGTGTCCATGTTACATATCCAGAACCAGCACTTGATGCAGCATCCCATGATGCACTTTTAGTATTTGTTAATGAATAAACACTTGCGTTGTTTGCGGATTGTGTATTAAATGTTGTATAAACACTTGCATTATTTGCAGATTGTGTATTAAACGTTGAATAAACTGAATTCCATTGTCCAGAGTTACCATATAAATCATAAATGGTATTATTTGAACTAAGGGTTCCGTTGACATTTGTATTATCTAGTAAAAATAAGCTCATAAAAAGTTGTAATTACTTATCCTTGGACAACTACAAAATATTGATTATTTGTTGGAACTAATCCGTTGAAACCAATCGTTACACTATTAACAGTGGTGTTTTTTATAGATGGTATAATCACATCATATGTACTAGAATCATAAACTTGTGTAATAACATTTCTAGTATTTAAATTATGTGCAAAAACAAAAGTTGAATCAATATTATTTCCAATACTTGTTACGGCTTTATTGATAACTGAAACTCCACCTACATTTATTCCATAAATAACACCAGTTGCACTAATATCACCAACAACTGTTAAATTAGTATTAGGTGAATCTGTTCCAATGCCTACTAAACCATCCGATTTAACTATAAAAGGCGTTGAATCTGGATTAATTGAATCTTCTACTCTAATAACATCTCCAGATCCTCTTTGTGTAATTCTTAATGATGTTTCAATAGAATCAGTATCAATGAACATTGCACTTGTTACTTGAACATTAGTATCTAGATATGTAATATTCCCAAGAACCGAAAGACTACCTGTTATAGTGCCGCCAGAAAGAGGCAAATAACTTGCGGAAATGTTTTGGTAAGCCGTGGCTATATTATAAGCTTCATTCCAATTTGCGCTATACGCATTTGTATTTGTATAATTAGATTCCCAATTAGCTGTTAATGGCGAAAGATCGGTAGTTTTTACAAAAGTACCACTAATATCAGAAAAATTGCTTGAAAATGTACTCCAACCATCACTTAATGTATTAACATTACTATAGACAGATTCCCATTTACCGCTATTTGCATTTACACCACTATAAACCGACTGCCAATCACCACTTAATGTGTTTACTGTAACATATGTTGATTGCCAATTACTTGATAATGGTGATATATCGGAATATTTTACATAATCTGTTGTTATCTGATCCCAAATTGCACTATTTGCACTTACAATACCATAAACAGATTGCCAATTTGAACTATTTGAACTTACATTACTATAAACAGAATCCCAATTTGAACTATTTGAACTTACATTACTATAAACAGAATCCCATTTACTACTATTTAAATTTACATTACTATAAACCGACTGCCAATCACCGGAAAGATTATAAACATTATTATATACTGATTCCCACTTACCGCTATTTGCATTTACATCACTATAAATTGAATTCCATTGATCGCTATTTCCGTTTGGTGTTTCTATGTAAAATGAAGATAATGAATTAACGTAAAGTTGATTTCCGTAAATGTTTGAATTGGATGAAATTGATCCATTTACTGTAAATTCTACGTTAGGAGTTGATGTATTAACGCCAATATATCCAACACTACCACCTTGATCATTTCCTATATGAAAAACTTCGACATTTTGATCAGTAAAAAACTGAGCTATATCATAATTTCCAAATTGTCTTACATAAAGCGCAGGTCCAATACCATTGTTAACAATACGAAGTGCTGATGTTTCGTTGAAAGTTGTTACGGTTGTAGTTTGGATTGCACTAACTGCTGATATTGCGCCATATACAATTAAATCTCCAGTAATATATGCATTTTTTTCAGTAGATAAATTTTCAACAAATGTTGTATTATGTACATTAGTTGTAATATTAGAACCTAATATAAAACTATTACTGCCACTCAATGTGTTATTCCTACCAGCAATAATACCGGAGTGTATACCGTATATACAATTTCTAGATCCACCAACTATGACTGAAAAAGATTCATCATTAGTTAATTCGTCATAATCGGGATAATCTCCTAATTCATTGTGAAAAATTTTATTATAAAGACCACCACCGATAAAGGCACCTTCTCCCGAATAAGAATCTTCGGGAAAAGGACCAATAGTAGAAATTACATTGCCTTTTCCTCCAACTATTACTGAATATTCTGAACAAGTATTATTATTACCAACACCACCACCAATAAAACTGTATGCACCGGAATTACTGTTTCCACAACCGCCCGAAACGGTTGAATGCTGTTTAGTTGCACTGTTATTGGAACCACCGCCAATTGTTGAAAAATTTTCTTTTGTATAATTGCCATATCCGCCACTAATTGTTGAAAAACAACCAAGTGGATCTATTTGATTGAATGCACCACCACCTACAGTTGAATACTTTCCAAAAACAGCATTGGAGATACCACCTCCTATTGTGCCATGATTACCATTATTATAATTGGTACTACCGCCGCTTATTGTAGATCCATCATCATTAGAATAATTGCGATAACCGCCACCTATGGTTGAATTTATTCCATAAAATATTTTATTACAAATACCACCACCAACCGTTGAGCCATAATAAGAAGAAATTGTATTGCATTGACCGCCACCAATTGTTCCATATGTACTACAAGAGGTGTTACAAACACCGCCGCCTATAGTTGAAAAATTAGTTGTTGATGTGTTTTTATAGCCACCGCTAATTGTCGTTTGATATCCAATTGAATTATTACATGAACCACCACCAATTGTTGTCCCATCACCCGATAAAAAGTTATTACCACCGCCGCTTATTGTTGTATAATTTCCAGATGTTGTGTTACATGTACCGCCGCTGATTACTGAACTAGTACCAGCATCAATGCAGTTAGAAAAACCACCAGCAATTACGCCCGTATCACTTATTATACAATTGTATGTACCACCGTTAATGTTTGAAGATGCGCCATCAATTGTATTGTGTCCACCGCCATTAATATTTGATGCGTTTCCATTAATTACGTTTTGAGTGCCACCTACTATTAAACCGCTATAATTGTTTATTTCGTTATAAAAGCCACCACCAATAAAACCAAAACCAGCATTAATAATGTTACCAATACCACCACCGATAATTGAAAATTCATCGTATGTTTTATTGTCTTGACCTCCTAATATTGAAGATGTATCTTCTGTTGAAATGTTTTCAACGCCTATTACTATATTTTTTGTACCACTTACGTTACCAACAATTGTTAATGTTTTATTAGGATTTGTTGTTCCTATGCCAATATTACCATCTAAATATACTACTGGTGTTGTTCCAGTTGTAAATCTTCTTGAATCTTTATACGTTGCTTTATTTGCTATTACTGGAAAGTAATATACAGAATTTATTAATGGGAAATTTGATGAAGTTGGTACACCTAGACTAGGTTCTACTGATTTTATATCAATAAAATTATTATTATAGGCTAGATAATTTGTGTTTTCATCTAATTTTTTTAAATAAAAATTACTACCTACTGATGGTGGTTCTTGTGATGCCATGTTTCTGGAATACTTATATTATTTATCTTCCTTAAAATAAATAATTTGTTTAAGTAGAAGAAACCGTTGGCGGTGGTGTTGCTCCACCTGCTGGAACTGCTCCAGCTTCGGGTGTTGCCGCTGTTTCGGGCGGTGGTGTACCAGTTTCACCAGTTCCGCCCAAAGGTGTAGTTTCTGGTATAGCTGATCCGCCGCCACCTCCACCCAGAGGGGCTTCTCCAGCAGCACTTGTTGCTGCTTCTTCAGCTGCTGCGAGATGTTCTCTCCAATTTGGTCCAGTTTGTGATATTTGAGCCAATTCCCATGTGAGTGCAGCATCTTTACGCAACCATTCCATGTTTTCACTAATCTTCGAATCACTATATTCAAGATAATGACGTTGTGCAAATGTTTTTGATATTGATTCGCTTTGAGCGACATCACTAAACAACTTAAGTTTAAGTTCAAGTTCTTGGTTTTTTCTAATTGCAAAGAAATTAGACGGTGCGTTAAATTCTAAATGAAAATAAGATTCATGTAATTTAAATTCAGGCCACCATTTTCTAAGTTTTAAATGGGTAATGAACGCATCTTTTAATCCTTCTGCAAATCTTGCTTGCAAACGAACAATAAATTTGGCAAATCTTAATTCTTCTCTTAATATTTCACTACCATCTTTATATCCATCTTCTGGATTAAGTCTAGTAAGTGGGACTTTAAGTGATTTGTAGAGTTTATTAACAAAATACATTAAATCTTTGAGTTCTCCAAGATTTTGTCCACCTTGAAGCATTTCTACATCTGATCCAACTTCACCGTTTCTTCTAGCAAACCAATATGAATCCAACATTGATTGTGGATTATACATATTTGCACCAGATTGACCTCCCGGTGAAGCATCATCATATGTTTTTTTATTCCAATATGATTGCATTAATTGCTTTAGATAAGCTTCCGCTTTTGAAGGTGGCATATTACCAACATCAATTTTAAATTTAAGACGCTCTGGAGCACGAACCATTCGATATATTACTATAGAATCTTCAATTAAAGAAAGTTGTTTGTATGCTCTGCGACAATTTTCAATAAATGGTATTCTTATTGATTTATCTTCGTTCCATAATCCCGAATTAAAATATGTAATTTGATTACCTTCAAATGTTATAAGTTGTTGTTGGAGGGAATTTGCGGGTTGTGGTGGTGTGTTGGGTTGCTGTAGCGGTGCAGCTGCATTGTTATTTTGCAAACTAATTGGTTTTTGAAATATAAAATTTTGTATTATATTATTTTGAATATTATCATATACTGGATTAATGAGTTCAGATGGAACGCATATTGCTCCTATAATACCCAATTCTCTTTTATCTTCATGTATAATGTTTTCAAAAAAAACTTCACTTTCAACAAGCAATTGTCTACAATACCCCCAACCTTTTGTTTCTAATTCGTATATATTGACAAATTTGTAAAATTCTTTTTCAATTTCTACTCTTTGTTCTGTATCTAATTTAGCAAAAGGTGAAAATTTAATTTTTACCACTTTTCCATTTTCATCTTTGTTGATAAATTCATCACAAATTTCATCTAAGCAATCACTAACTTCCGCATAAGCAGCCATTCTTCTATATTCTGCAATTCTTCTTACTTTATCAACATCAACTTGAGCATAAATGTATTTGTGATATTGTTGATTTGAACCAAATGAACTTTGTCCATATTGGGTCATTGCGTTATCTCCCATGTACGGTCCAGCAATAACCGATTGTTGCATTAATCTTAATTCTCTTTTCTTAGAAAGCCTTTGAAATAATTCATATTTTGGATTATTAACATCGGCTTCTATAGCAGAATTAACATAAGGAAGTTTTGATAAAATAGATGATACAAAACTTTTTCCACTATCCGGTTGTCTGTTGCTTGTTGGTAATAAATCAGGCATAATGCTTTATATTTATCGTAATTTTAACAAATATCAATTAAATAAACGGATAAGTCAAACCTACGCCATTATTGTATAAATCAATTATACTTTGTTGTGATAATGGTTTATTCCATACACCAACTTCATCAATTGCACCATTCATACCAAATTGACCCGCTATATTATTTATTGTTGTTTGTGATAGAGATAAACCTGACCAATTGACACTAGCAAGTGCGTTAAACGATGTTACTAATGCACCATTTGTATACAATTTATAATTGTTTGTAACCGCCGTGTATGTAACAGCGATGTGATACCATGTGTTTAATACGGTAAGTTGAACGACATTAGTTGAGCGATAACTATCAGTAAACACTATATTATTCTGACTGAATAGATATAAACTGAGATTACTACCAGTGTTTCCACCTAGCGTCCATGCTACTTGTGGTCTTTCTACTGGTGAATATTGGAAATATTTAACCCATGACGAAATTGTAAAATCACCATTTATTCCTATAGAGTTATTATACAAATAACTATCTCTACCGCTGGAATTAAATATAGCAGCTTGGTTAATCAACCCGTTTGTATTATAAACAGAACCACCGGATGATAAATTATAATTATTTCCTGTTGAATCTATCCATGATGTATCATCTAATTTCCAATAAGCAACCATATTATCATATATTGGGAATATTGACTGTGTTCTAGTTGGCGTTGGTGTATTTGTAGGTGTTTGTGAATTTGTAGGCGTTTGTGACGGCGTTGGCGTATTTGTAGGTGTTTGTGAATTTGTGGGTGTTTGTGTGGGTGTTGGCGTATTTGTAGGTGTTTGTGAGTTTGTAGGCGTTTGTGTAGGCGTTTGTGTAGGAGTTGCGCTTTCGGAAACAGATGGAGTTTGTGTTGGAGTTTGTGTTTGTGTTTGTGTTTGTGTTTGTGTTGGAGTTTGAGTTGGAGTTGGAGTTTGAGTTGGAGTTTGAGTGTTTGTGGGTGTTTGAGTTGGAGTTGGTGTTTGGGTTTGAGTTTTTGTTGGAGTTGGTGTTTGAGTTTGAGTACGTGTTGGTGTTTGGGTGCGTGTATTTGTTGGTGTTGGTGTTTGAGTTGATGTTTGGGTGGGTGTCTGTGTTTGGGTGGATGTGGGAGTTTGTGTTTGTGTTGGAGTTTGGGTTTGTGTAGGAGTTTGGGTTTGTGTGGGGGTGGGTGTTTGTGTGGGTGTTTTAGTGGCTGTTCTTGTTGGTGTTTGTGTGGGGGTTGATGTTTGAGTCTTTGTTTGTGTTGGAGTATTGGTAGGTGTTTGCGTTTTAGTTGATGTGGGTGTTTTAGTTGGTGTTGGTGTTTGTGTACGAGTTTGTGTGGTTGTAGGTGTATTTGTGGGCGTTTGTGTGGGTGTTTTAGTAGCAGTTCTTGTTGGTGTTTTGGTTGGTGTAGGCGTAGTAGTTGGTGTTTGAGTGGGTGTTGATGAATAATCGGGTGTTTTTGACGGAGTTTGTGTTGGAGGTACGTAAGAATTAATCTGAATTCCGCTTTTCAATTCTGGTAATTTAGTATTTGTTGTTAATTTACCATAACCCGCTTCGTTTTCTATTATAACATCTAAAAATCCAGATGTCATTGGTGTTTGTGGTAATGTAAAAGTTACATAATTTTCAGTAAATAAAAATACAGGAACAACAATACCACTGAATCCAACATTTTCTGATGATAAATTTTTAACTGATGAAAATGGATTAAAAAATGTAATTCCATCAAACATAAATTGATTTGATGCGCTCACATAAACATTTCTAAGCTCAAAAAAAGTTCCACCTTTAATTATAAAATCTAAATTTTGTGTTGATGAAAGTTCATTGTAAAAAACATACAATTGATTTGGACTAGCATTTCTTACAGAAGGTTTTGCTAAAATTGTAAATGAATCATACATGATTTAATATTTATTGTTTAGGTAAATTATGATTACCAAAAACGGCATCGTAGTCTAAAATTAATTTTCCTGTGTTATCTGAAAAATCAGTTTCAAAATAATCAGATTTAATAGTATATATTTTCTTTACAGTTTCACTTGATGTTTTGAAAAGCCAACCTTTTATTATAAAACTTGTATCTGCTGTTATTCTAAAAGACGCAGTTGGTTGTAAGTTTTCAGGGTATTGTAAATTTATATTTCCACTCCATAAAACCTCTGAACGTATTTCATTGTTTAAATGTGTAGTTGGATCACCATCTCCATCTGGTAATTTCCAAGATATGATAATATATGGATCGCAATATGGTATAAAATTTGTCAATATTTGATCCATATCCAATTGATATCTTGTAATAATTGACATGTTCACGGTTATGTTCACGGGAACGGGTTGTAATATTTTTTTTGTTAAAAGTCCATCATTTGTATAATTTGGAAAAGGTATATCAAAACCTTCATTTTTATTAAAAACTCTAGCTTGATCTCTGGAAATACCAGCAATGCTTACCGCAATTACAGGAACGGTCATACCGCCCGGTGCTGGTGTGGTTAAAGAAGCAACTACTCTTTGTTTTGGTGAATAAACATACAATACTTTAAATCCACTCGTGGGTCCAACTACGGTATTTGTGTGATCATATCTTTTGATAATAACATCATTAAAAGCACCGATAAATTGTTCTAAAAGTGTTTGTACTTCAAAACCAAATGTATAATTTTTCATCCAGTTCTACTTATTAGTAGAATGGCTATTATTATACATTATTCTCTGGCACTAATGTTTTAATGTAATCAAAATCTATTTTTTTTCTAATACAATTACAAATTTCAAAAGCATATGTTTTAATATCCCTTCCAATGTGACCACGCCCTATACATTTTTTACAACTACTAGATGGTTTTGCTTTTAAAGGAATTTGTCCAATATCTAATAATTTTATATCTTTTTCTAATACATCATAATATGTACCAGAAAATACACTATATATCAGTTTCGTCGCTTGAGTTTGCATTTATTAATAATATACTATCCCAAAACTTATTTCCAGCTATTTTTTTGGGATATACAATTAAATTTGTTTCAATTTCGGGTGCGTGTTTAGCTAAAGTTTTAATTCTATAATCAAAATATATTAAATTTTCATCTTCATGTGATTCTACATGATATGGTATGGGGAGTTCTACTTTATCTTTTAATTTTTTATCAGTATTCATAACAAATGTTATGTAAAAATTTCTTTGATAAAAAAGTAAAAGTTTTCCTTTTTTATAAATTTTATTTTTAATAAAAATTGTAATATCTTTTTGTAAAAGATGTTTGCAAGCTTTTTCTAGTGGTGTGCCGTATATTGTCATATTAACTATCCATGAATTTTCTTTTTTCACCCACAGTCATTTTTGCAATTTTTTTATCGTAATAATCTATAAACGTTGCCAGTTCATTTTCATTATTAACTAACATTGGCAAAGCTATTGCGTTTGTTATTGGTTTTTGAATAATAACCGCCGTCTGTACATTAATATCTCGCCAATTTTGCATAATAATATCCCAAACTGTAATTAATCCTCTACTTGCGGCTGAATATTCTGCGTTTTGTCTGGCTGGTTTAAATTTTAAAATTCTTTTTCCAAACTCAGAATTAAGAATTTTAAAATTTAAAGTGCAAATCATCCTTCGTGTTCTGGATGTTACTGATGGATCTTTGGCTCGTCTTCTTCTGACAAAAACAACTTCAGCAACATTTAATTGTAAGAATCTTTTAAAATCCGTTACATTAGATCCATTGTTAGTCGGATTATCAATTGCCATTATTTTTAAATTTCAGTATTTGTTTCTTCTGATTCACAAACACCAAAAATTCTAGATTCGTTTAAAAATACGATATTTTTTAATCCGTTAAGATTAGATACTTGTATGCCTTTATCATTTGGGAACACTACAATATCGCCTTCTTTAACGGTTCTGCAATCAGGTCCAGCAAGAATTATTTTTGCTAACCTCCAAGTGAAATTAATAACATTAATAGGAACCCAAATGCTACCTCTTTTAATTTCTGTGCCATTCTCGTTAAGATCTATATATTGACACATTAATATATCATCTAATACTTTTGTTAATTTCCAACCATCAAGATTAAATGATTGACTTTGATAATTTTCAATTTGAACTTTTCCGCCTATGAGATCTTCTTGTTTGGGTCTTGGTATAGTTGCCATATGTGCATTTATTTAGCACATATGTTAAGTTCTGCAAGTGTTTGATTGAAAGAATCTATTTCACGTTGTGAACATTCCATTATAAATGCCATATTAACGTCTTCTTGCAATTCTTTTTCTTTGATATTTTTCTTTATATATGAAATTTTTTTTCCATATTTTGGTAAAACTGTTCGATAAAACTTTGATATGTCAAAATCGTTAATATTAGTACACCATTTATTGGTTGTTAAATTTAAAATTTTAACAAAAGACGGAGTTGCCATTGATAACCATCTATTAATAAGAAAAATTGGAGGTTTATAATTTTTAAGATGGTTATTACTATTTTTTAAAACATAATTTATAAAATCAAATAAATTGTTATCTTTATATTTCATTTTACGTAATATTCTTTAAATAATTCAGCACTCGCATACCATTCTTTGGTATTCATACTATCACCTAACCCATAATGTACAACTCTAATCGGATAAATACCCATTTTAAGTTTATTTTTATTAGCTCTTAAACAAAAAGTAATATCATAATGATGAAAATTAAATCTTTCATCAAATGTTGTATTTGTTTTTAGTAATTTTGAAATATCAACAGCAATAAATAAACCATCTAACACTAAAGCTCTAGAATTTGTAGTACCAAAACACGTTGTCCATGATATTTTATCTTTAGAATGTGCTACTTCTCCAACGTGATACTGACGATCTGACATTAAATGCCATGCTGGTGGTCTTGAAAGATCGCATTTTTTTGATCCAGCTAAACCTACAATATCATATTTTTCAAAAGCAATATCAAGTTTTTCTTGTAAAAAAAGATCTTCAATTAACACATCATCATGTACAAAAATAATTTTTTTGTTTTTATTTTCTTTATTAATAAATGAATTATATAAGGCTGGAAGACCTTTTTTGTTTTCATATACAATTATTGCATTATCTTTATTACCCGATTTATCCAAATACAGAGCAATTTGAGATTTTTCCCAAAAATCATGTTTATTATGTTGAGTTGCGATGACAAAAAGATAATTACTTGATAGATTTGACATAATTAAAGGTAAATATATGTAAATATACTAATGAACTGCAAGAATAAAGTCAAGCGAAATAAAAATATGAAAAAATCCATTGTTCCTAAAACAGACGTAAAGGTTAAAAAAGAAGTTAATAGAATTTTAACCCAAAACATGTCAAAAATGGAATTAGGTGAATCGCACGTTCCTTTTGTTTCAAGATTTCTATCTTCTTTGTTAAAAGAACAAGAAGAAGTTCCTGTACCAGCACCCGTAGCTAATAATGCTGCTGATCAACAATCTATTCAAAAAGAACCTTCTGAATTTACACCAGAAGGAGATAAAGAATCTTTTGATAAATCAGTAGAACCAGATACCGATCCAAAACAATTTGATACACAAGGCGTATCACCTGACGTAACATCAGAAACTATCAATAGTATCAAAGAATGGTCAAATAAGCTTGATGAATTTGCTAGTTTCTTAAATGATCCATCAACCGAATCTCTTCATAAAATTCTTGCAGACGGTGATCGCACTGGAAGTCTTCTTCGTGGTGTAACACGTAAAGCATCAGATTCGATAACTCGTATTGCTGGTGAAATTGAAAAATTAAAAGAAATTCTTAATACCTATATTATTACTGCTCCTAAAAAACTTCGTGATACTGAACAACAAGTTTCGGGTTGGACTCAATACTAATATAAGTTATCAAGTATTACTTTATAACTGATTTCATTTAAATCTTCAAACATAGCCATTTCGTTAAAATCTTTATACGACATTTCTGGTTTCCATTTAAAAACTTTTTTCTTTTCAAGAACAAATTCTCTTGTTTTTTTCTCAGCAGTTTCATCAAATTTGGGGTTATCTAATACCCATATTTTTTCATGAAAAGGAAATAATGCAAGTTGTGTTTCTTGTGTTTCGGTTAAATTTAATCCAGCCGCAGATACGCCATTTCGCACGAACATAGCGTCTATTGGTCCTTCAAAAATAAAAATAGCCGGGATATGAGGATCTATCCTATCAATACCAAAAAGAGTTTTGTCGTATCCTTGTTTTCCAAGATATTTTGGAATAGAATTATCTAAACAACGAGTTTGATAAAAAACAACTTTCTTGTTTGTGTTGTAAAACGGTATACATATCCTATTTTTATGAAGAAAATCAGTCAAACTGAAAAATAAAGTAGGTGATTTATTAACAGCCGTGTCCAATTTTCGTTCTTGGATATATCTTAATGCTTTATTAAAATCTGAATTATCTTTATAATATTGTTTTTGAATTTCATCAAAGAGATTAATTGAATCATAAGGTAAATCGGGAAGTTCTTTCTTTTTTATAGATAAAAAATCCATTTTTTTATCAACATCTAAAGAAAAACTATTTGTGGCTATCTCGTAATCTAATTCTTCTTTTGTAACATTACAAACTTTTTTAATCCAAGAATAAGCTGACCATGTTTGTGAACAATTAAAACAATGAAAAGTGTTTGAATCTGGGTAAAAAAACAATCTTTTCTTTTTACCTAAACTCTTACCTTCTTTACAAATAGGACACCCTGCATTATATGTTCCATCGTACTTTCGGTACGTGGGTTCATGCGAATATGCATAAAATTTATTCAGTACAAAAGTTGCAGGTAATCTACTCACCCTACAATCTTATCAAAATAAAAATCTAAAGCAAGAAATATGTTAATTTATACCCAAATCATCGGGTAAGTTTTCATCATAACCACCATCATCTTCTAATTCTTTATCATGATCACCATCAGGTTGATTATCGTTTTTATCTTCAGTTTCTTTATATTCTTCAAATGGTGAATTTACACGATCATTTAAAAATGTATATAATATTTTAGCATATCCATCTGCAATTTGACCCTTACCTTTACCTTTCATTGCACTTTTAATATGTTGTATGAAAGTTTTAGGAGTATAAATGTCATTTGGGTTTAATTCATCTAACAAAGCTTCAAAATGTCCTTTATCGTGAACATAATGATGATATTTGTTACCAATATCTTTAATATGGTTTTTAGCTGTTTCAATATTGACTTTAAATTTCTTTTTATCGTCGGAATTTCTACCTTCTAATATAATATTGTCACAATATGAATCAAATTTCTTAAGCATATTATTACTTATAGCTAATATTTGACAATTATTATTAAAATTATATAATCCCCATATCTCTTTCAATATTTTTAAGGTCTTGTTCAGATGCACCTATGACTTGATTAAGTAAATTGTCATCTTCACCATATCCTTTACCATCTTGATTAACATAAAATTCTGTTAATTTTATTCTTTCTTCTGGACTACCAAAAATTTCAATCACCGCTGGTGTGTCATCTTTTGGAAAAATTCTACCATCTCCTCTGTGATAAGATTCTTGAAATGCTTTGAAGATATTGTCAATTTCTTCTCTATAAATTGGATCAATATTTCTTGTTCCATTGTTTTCAATTTCAATTGCAGCCTTAGTTAAAGGTATAAAAAACAAAACATCGTACAATTTTAATGTTTCTCTAACCAATATTCGTTGTTGGTCTAAAAATTTTTCAGATACTTTATCATTTAAACACAGCCACGTTGAATATGCTAATACATCAAGAACACAACGATCTAAAATAACATAATCTTGTTTAGAGTATTCAATTGTTTGATCAATTAAACAATCCATAATTAATTTTTGACTATCTTCGTTTCCGTTTTTACTATGAGGAAGGTTTTTTTCTTTAATTAAATCCCGATATGACGTATCGGGGGTTTTATACATTGTCCATTTTTTTAAAAAATCATTAATATATGTTGATTTTCCTGTATTTTGAGTTCCAATTACGGCAATTTTCATAATTATTATTTAATTTTTTCTTTTTTTATTTCTGGGAAAAATTTAATTATTTCGTTTGTATGTTCGTCATTAAATTTATCTTTTTCATCACTATCATAAACATATACATTTTCCAATGTAACATCTGGAAACATAAGCCTTATTTTTTTTGCAATATTAAGTGCTTCTATAGAATTTTCTTTAAACCAATCAGCGCAAACATCGACTGATGCTGCAAATAATAAAGATTCAAGAATATTTTTTACTTCACTCTTTGAAAGACTTTGAATGTTATAACTTGTATTGTTCATGTTTATTATATTAACTAATAAACTAGAAAAAATCAACTTATTTATTAAGAATCGGTTTGAGATGTATCTTTAGGAAGATTTGTTTCTTGAAAAATTCGTGTTAATACTTCGACAATTTTTGAAATGTCTTCATCTGTAGCTGTTGATGGAAGTTTGTTTATTTGATCTACGGCATCGCCACTCATGGCGTTTCCTGATTGATAAAAATCTTTCATCGCAGCTACAAATGTTTTGATTTGATCGTTTGTGACTACTTTAATTTCACTTGCAGAGTTTGGATCTATTTGTGGTGCTCCAGCGGTATCTGGAATTGGCTGACCGGGAGCTACATTGGAAGCTCCGTCAGCTGGTGCTGCATTAGCATTGATATTTTCACCTTGCTCAAGAAGATGCTTTTGCACTTTTTCACAAATTTCTAAAAATTTACTCATATTATATTACTTACTCTTCTATCTTTAAAAAGCGTATTGGAAATTCTAATGACAAAAACATTTTTAATAAAAAATTTATCATATTAATATTTAGTTGACATTTTGTTAAAATAGATTAACATTTATATACGTATGAATTTTCAAGAAAAACTTAAACATCAAACAAAAGACCTGCATGATTCTTCAGAAAATCATTCTTTTCATGTATCTTTACTAAAAGGTGAACTTCCCGATCAAAAATATTTTTTATAT